TAAAAGGAACTGAAATTGAAGAGCACTCTAAAGGTAAAATGTTAGGCTACTCATTTACAGCGTGCCAGTTATTTATCGAGCAGTTTTTGGTTTTTATTCAGGAGCAGGGAATCGCTCTGTAATTCCTGACTATATCAGCAAAGGGTTTAATAGTTTTAAGTACTTTGCAGTATTTAATGGATTATGCTCCTTAGCAGATTTAAACAACGGTAATGTTACTATATTCGATATGAAAGAAGCATTACAAGAATATGAAAAATATAATAATATAAAAAGCTATTTAGCTAGAGAGAGGAAATAATATGGCAGAAAACGCTGGTGGGTTCTTTTATACCCTAGATATTCAATCAAATCTTAACTCTGTAAACAAGCAGATGGGTAGCTTTTTCAGTAATACAACGAAAGTAGCTGGAGCATTGGCTGGTGTAGTCGGTGCTTCTAAGCTAGTTGCTAATCAATACAGAGATTTAAACGCACTATCAACAAAAACGCTTGAGAGTGTAGGATTTATTAGACAAATACAAAATGAATTTAAACTTTTAGGATTTTCAGCAGAAGAGGGCTCTGGTTTAGTTGAGGGTTTAGCAGGTCAAATAAAAGAGTTTCAAACTTTTGGGACAGGTAACTTGGAATCTTTTGCTAGGCTTGGAATTAATATTCAAGATATTAAGAATACAGAGCAATTTATTCAAGCATTAAGACAGTCAGCACAAAAGGATTTAGAAACATTTGTTACTGTAAGTCCTAAGATTGGTATAAGTAATGCACAAATACAGCTTTTAACACAAGCAGATGATGTTTTTACTAAGAATAGACAAATAGCTAAAGAACAATCAATTGCTTTAGAGAATACCATAGACAGTCAAAAGAAGTTAAACATAGCAACTGGAGAGCTTTCTATAGCCTTTAATAAGCTAAATAGATTTTTATTGCCACTTGGCGAAGAAAGTGCAAAAGTATTAACTGCATTTCTTGGTATTGGAGAAGATATAGCTAAAAAAGTTAATGTTAACGAGCAAGCAAAATCAATAACTAAGTCTTCAAAAGAGGGTGTTATAGGTTTTTTAGATTTTATTACGCAGTTTGATAGACCTAAAAAAACATCAGAAATAGAGGTTGAAAGCAAATCTATTCAAGAGAGATTGTTTAATAGTGGTTTTGGGCAGGCATATAGAGGTTTAGTTGCTGAAAGTATGAATGTTAAGTCTATAGGCATGGATAATATAGCAACTGAGTCAAGTACAAGTAATACAAGCTCTAGTACTAGCAATGTGGTAAATAACAGAAACAATATAAACATTAATGTAGCAACTGCACAAGAAGCTAATGAGTTAAGGGTTTATAATGAAGCAAGGGGTGGTTTATAATGGCTTTATTTAGTGCATCAGGATATTTAGAAGATAAGCTTAATCTAGATAAGTTTAAAAAGCTTTATTATAAAGAAGATGGGAAGACAAAATCATTAAATATAGGTGCTTTCCAATCTCAAAAGTTTAATTTAAGTAATACTATTACTGATAACCCTGTTGAGTTTGGTGCTAACTTAGCAGATTCAATATATAAAAACCCAGATAGAGTGCAAGTTGCTATTATAGTCGGCGATGCTGGTGGTTTAATTGAAACAGCTATTAATACAGTAAAAGATTTTAGCACAAGGGGATTCTTAGAAGAAGATATTTTAGGCATACTAGAAAGAAAAGCTATTGATTTTATTGATGGTAATGCAACTGGTAACTATAAAAGTTCTAAAGTTTTTAATGAAATTATTAGAATTAAAGAGAACTTCTTACCTTGTGAATTAGTAACTAGAGATAGGATATATAAAAACTTACAAGTTGAAAGTATAGACCGAGAAATAACAGTAGAGAACTACAACGGTGCTATTATTATTGTTAGTTTAAAAAATCTTATGGTGTTTGGTACTCAAACACAAAACAGCTTATTTAGTACAATAAAAAGAAATGGTTTTATGAATTTAAAAACAATTGGTTTAAGTGTATTAGGGAGATTTTTATAATGGCAACAGGTTATGAGTTACAAGATGGAGTGCAAACAGGTACTTTAAATTTAAAAGATAATGAGTTAAGCTTTGAAATAGGTTTAGATAAAGACAAGGGCTTATATTATATTAATATATCAAGAGAAACTGAGCCTTTAATATTTGGTAAGTATTTAACCAATGGTACAGATTTGTTATTTGGTAAGAGCTATTTGGGGCTTGGTAGTAGTTTAACATATAGAGGAGCTAATGATTTATCAGAGGGCTATCTAATATACGAGGAGTAATAATATGTCATCATTTTTTGGTAGATATTTAAAGGTTGAATTTCCTGAAATTGGTAAAAGCTATTTATCTGATTTTGATAAAGATGAAAACGGCGATAAAGCTCCAAGAATTAAAGTAGATGCTAACTTTCAAAAGAATGCTTTTGTGCAAGGTAAAGTTTCAGTATATGGTTTAAATGAAGAAACAAGGAAGCTTTTACAAGAAAGAGCCTTTACAGTTGATATTTATGCAGGTTGGAATAATACAGGTAATTCACAGATTATAAGTGCAGAAAAGAAGTTTTTTGAAGTTGTAAGAGTTGGTTCTGATATTATAACCAATATATACTTTTTAAGCTATGGTATGAATAAGATAGAACCTGATAGCGTTCCTACAAGCCTTTTATCTACATTAATAAGTAATCAAGCTAGTAAATTTAATTATCAAGTTAATTTTGATGCAAACCCTTTGCTTGGCGTTACTGTTAGTAATATTAGTTTAGTTGGCAATCTTCAAGAAAGGCTAGATAAATTAAAAACATTATTTGATTTTGAGTATTATGAACAAGCAGGGCAGATTATTATTGCTAAAGAGAAGAAAAGTGCTACTAATGTTATAGATATTGATGCCTCTGACGGTATTTTGTCTATACCAGCCTATTCAGATGTAGGTCAAAAGGTAAACTTTAGAATAATGTTTAATAATGACTTAAGGATTGGTAGAATTTTCAAAGTTACCAATAAATATGCTAGAATAAACATAGGCGACACTACTAAGTCTTTTGCAGGGGATTTAATAGCTGGGTCATTATCTAACATTAAGGATATTAATTTTAGAGTTTTAGATATTAGTTATAGTTTAGACACTATGGGAGATGATTTTAATATGCAAATTGAGGGTATAAAAGCATGATAACAAATAGAGATATAAAAGAACTAATAACTTTAATTAGGGGCGAGCTAGCAGGTGTTAAGACTTGCTTTGCTTGTGAGATTGTTGCAGTAAATCCATTAAGAAAAGACAGAGTTTCCGTTAGATTATCAGTTAAGGATACCAAAGACTTTGATTTTCCTAATGTTTTAGATGTGCCAGTTAAGTTTTTTAAGTATGGTTCTAGTTTAATTTATGCACCCCCAGCAGTTGGGGATAAAGGCTTACTTTATGTTAGTACAAAATCAACAAGGCAATTTAAAAATCCAACTAATATAAGTTATAAGACTATTTTTGATATAGATAACTCTTATTACTCTGGTGGTTTATTTTCAGATTTAGACGATACAATAGATTTAGGCGACAATTTGCTAATTAAGCGTGGAAGTGATACAATAGAGTTAAAAGATAGTGAAATAGATGTAGTAAGTACCACGGTTAACATAAAAGCAACCAATATTAACTTGGGAGAGGGTGGACAGCCTATAGCTAGACTAGGCGACACGGTAAATGTTGCAGGAGTAAATGGAACAATAACAAGTAGTGGTACTGCTACAAGTATTTAAAGGTGTATAGATGAAAGATATTATAATAGAAAACAACAGACTTAAAATAGTTAACGGTTCTTTTGTTTATACAAAAAGTGATTTAGAGTTTGCTTTACAGTCAGTTAAACAGGTTTTACAAACAGTTGCAGGGGAAGACCCACAAGACACATCTAAAGGGCTTGATTTACAGGGTGTAATGTTCAATCAAAATTCAAGCTCTAGTGATTTATACGCAGAAGTTTTAAGAAATGTTCAAAAAGTAGATGGTGTAACTGTTGAAGATATAAGAATACGACAAGAGTTAGAAGAATTATTAATAACAGTTAAGTTTATTTATGATAATACATCATTAGAAACAACAGTAAATATTTAAAAAAAGGATTAAATAATGTCAAAAATAGGTGCAAATGGTTATGAATTAGTTTCAGAAGAAACAATTATTAGCGATGTTAAAACCATTATTAGTGATAATTTTGTTGGCTTAAGTGTTGATAATGAGTCGCCTATGGGTCAAGTTGCTTTAATGTTTGCAAGTGAAATAGATAATTGCCAAAAAGATGCTTTTAATGTTTTTAATAGTTTAGATTTAGACACAGCAACAGGTCAAGACTTGGACAATGCAGGTAAATTAATTGGACTATCAAGAAGGGCTTTAGAGCCATCAATTTTAACAGTTCAAGCGACTAGTTCAACAACTGGGTATACAATCGTAGAAAGTAGTGAGTTTTATTTAACTAGCGATAGTGCAGTAACTTTCACAAACACATCTGACGAGCTTATTTCAAGTACCGTGCAAAGCATTACAATGCAATCAACAGAATTTATTGAAGATGGTGCTGTAAATGTTGGAGATAAGATAACATCAACTACTACTTACCCTAGCTTAACAGATTTAGAAGTTTTAAACATTATTAATGGAGAAGAGTCTGAAAGCGATTACTCTTATAGATTAAGATTAAAAGCAGTTAGAAATGGTAATAGTGGCAATGGCTTGGAAAGTATGGAAAAAGCTTTATTGGAAACTACAGGTGTATTAGATACTATTGTTTTTGATATAAATAGAGATAATGCTATAACTCGTGGTTTTATTGAGCCAGTTGTTTTAGGTGGTGCTGATAACGATGTTGCTACTACTGTATGGAATAATCTTGATATGGGGACAGAAACTCAAGGTACTACAACGGAGAATGTAACAGATGGCAAAGGTAATATCATACCTATTAGTTTCTCACGACCAACTGATTTAAATACAACATTTACTTTAACAGTTAGCCTAATTACTAGTTTATCACAAATTCAAAGAGAAGATATTGTAACTGCTTTTGAGGAATTATGTAATAATAGCTTTATCGGTGGCACTCTTTATTATCAAGACTTTTATAGTGCTATTGTAACTATTATCACAGGTACAGCAAAAATAGTAACTTTAACTATTAATGCAGGTACATCAGATATTGTAGCTGGCAATAGAGAGAAGATTACACCGTTTAATGTTGACCCTAATGCAAATATAACAATAGTATAGGAGCTTATAAAATGAAGTATGAATATTTTTGGCAGTATAACGACTTAGAAGATTTAGCAGGCTTTAGAGATGATTTAAGAGCTTATATAAGAGATTTTTATTTGGTTAACATTACTAACTTAGATACAGTAGTTGGGTTCAACTTAGACTTGCTAGGTAAGATACTAGGAATTGACAGAAGACCAGCAGTTGTAAATATAGGTGGTTTTGTGTGGAATCAGTCTAACTGGAATAGTTTAAATGATTTATGGAATGACAGTCAAGTTCCTAATGAAGAGATAAAGCCTATTAGTGATGGCTTGTATAGAAAAGTTTTAAAGGTTCGTGCTATGCAACAAGCAGAAAAGCGAACTATAGAAAACTTAATTGGTTATTTAGACCAAGTATTTGATAATTTAGTGTGGACGTATACAAACAATATAAATGATGTTATAATAAATTATGATGGGTCAACAGTAACGCAAGAAGAAAAAGCAGTTTTAGATAGTGGTTTTATATTGCCACCACAGGGCTGTACAATAACATTCATAGAGGTATAAAACATGAAAAGAAAAAATACTACTTATTTATGGGCAGAAAATGGCTCTATAAATAATTTAAATCAATCAGCACAAGAGATAGGATATATTCCTAATACTCAAGCAAATGCTGATGATGTAAACTTTGGCATTAATTATCAAGACCAGTTTACTAATGACACTAACAATGAATTATTTAACTTATTAGATGAGGCAGGGATAGTTCCTGATGATAATGATGATACACAGGTTGTACAATCTATAAAAGTTGTTTCAGGTAGCTCTTTATCAAAAAAAGAAGTTAATAATTTAAATAGATTTTCAGGCACTATTATGGATTGGAATGGGAGTGTTAAGTCTGATGATAACACAAAAGATTTAACTAGTAATGTTAATATACAGGCAGATATTACTAAAAATTCTGATGGTACTTCTAGGACTGTAAGTAATAATACAACATATTATTTATTTATTTATGATGATGCTTCTGTTATTAAAGGTTTTTTTGATACAGATGAGAATGGGTTAAATTTACCTGTAGGTGTAACAGCTAAAGTTTTAGTGGCACCAATTATGACAACTTCAATAGGGGAAATACCAAATTTTAGAAAAATTGTAACAATTGGGACATCGTGGGTTAAGTTTTATAATAGTACCTATATTATAGAAGATGTAAGAACATCAACAGGAACAACAACAGTTTCTTTAACAATACCTACACTTACAAATGGGCAAATACTAACCTCTTTAAGCTCTTCTGTAACAACTACAAGTGCTGGTATTATTACACAGATTTTTAAAGATAGTACAAATAATGAAATAAGTAGAATAGGTATTGATACATCGACTGGTGATGCATTTAATACACCAGCTGATTTTAATCATGATGAGAGCACAATAGATCATCAATTGTCAATTGGTAATGGTGCATCTACATCAACTCTAAGACAAAAAACATATACATATATAAGGGGGAATTAATGGCTGATTTAAAAAATTATAGAGGTAGACCATATCAATATAGAATAAACAATAAAGGCTTTGTTTGTGATGATGGAGATTTATTTTTACCAATTGTAGTTGATAATAAATATGATATTGTTGAAGATTGTCCTAATGAATTATTTTGTTATTGGCTAGATTCTAAGTGGGTTTTAGATTTAAACAAAGCCAAATTAGCCCAATTACAAGAAATTAGAGATTGTCGCTCTGATTGTTGGCAGAAGTTTGACGGCTTATATAATGCTTGCGAAAGAGATTTAAAACAAGATGAAACTAACCAAGTATTAATTGACAGATTAAATGCTTGCGAGAGTTTAAGAGCTTGTTTAAAAGATATTCCAGTTACAGCACAAACAGCTTTAGATAATGCAACAACTATAGAAGAGATTGAAGCTATATGCTTTAAAGAATGTTTAACCATCCCAGATGTGATAGCAGATGACGTAGCAGAATATTTTAATTGATAAACAGAGGGTTTTAGCAGATTGTTAAAGCTCTTTTTTTATGCTATAATAAAAATACAGGCTAGTGGTAGGGCAATGGCTATTTATTAAAAATAGGAGAATAAAAAATGACCTTATCAAGAGGAATAGGAAATATTTACGATTTTGGAAATTCTGAGTTTAAACTTAGGGCTTCAATGGGCTTAATTAAAGGAGTGTCAGTTGTTGATAAATTCGGCTCAATAGATTCAACACCAATTACACCAGCTACAATTTGGACTTTTGGTTCAACTGTAGGAGAGTATACATACGATGACAATGCTGACATTATATCAATTAGTTCAGATAATGCTTTAGACACACAGCCTATTGTTATAAGAGGGCTAGATAATGACGGCAACGAAGTATCTCAAACAATAACATTACAGGGTCAAACTAGAGTGTCTTTAACAACTCCTTTATGGAGAGTTTTCAGGGCTGAGAATGATGCTGATTTTGGTAATACTATAAATGGAACTGTTTATGTCTATACAGGTACTACTGAAACAGCAGGAACTCCACCGAATGCTAATGTTAGACTAACCATGGATGATAGAAATCAAACACTAATGTCATTATATACAGTACCACTTGGCAAGGTTGGTTTTTTATATAGAGGGGAACTAGGGGCAACTAGGTCAGTTTCTTCAGGTGATGCTCAATGTGCCTATTATTCAAGAAGACTTAATAAAGAGTTTTTAATCAAAAAAGAGTTAGATTTATCAGTTACAGGTACTTCAATATATAAAGACAATAGAAGTTTCCCTGATATTATACCAGCATTAACAGATATTCAATTAAAAGTTAATGAGTCTAGTAATAGTTCTATAGGATTATTCGGAACATTTGATATTTTTCTTGTTGATGAAGATTTAATCCCTGACTTAACATTGCAACAGATAGGGCAACCTACATCTAGATTATAAAATGAAGGCTCATCTTTACAAGATGGGCTTTTTGTATTATAATAAGAATAAGAAAGGGTTTAGATATGGTATCAGAAATTAAAAAGAAATTAATTAGGTATGATTTAGAAAAAGTAAATAAACCTAAAAGAACTCCTAGTCATCCAACTAAAAGCCATGTAGTACTTGGCAAAGAGGGGGATAAAACTAAACTTGTTAGATTTGGGCAAGCTGGGGTTAAAGGAGAGGGAGATAGTCCTAAAACAGAAAAAGGCAAAGAGCGAAGAGCTAGTTTTAGAGCTAGACATAATTGTTCAGAGGCTAAAAATAAACTAACGGCTAATTATTGGTCGTGTAAAGAAAAATGGTAAAGGTAAATAAAATGGAAAAAAAATTAAAAGATGCTTGTAAAAATCTTACAGATAAGCAAAAAGAGCAAGTAAAGAAAATTGTTAAAGCTAAAAAAACAAAAGACGCTAGAAGAAATAACAACGAAAGAGCTATGGGTTATTAATGGTACTTTTTTTATTAGGTTGGTTAATGCTAACAAACATAAACTTATTATTTAATTTCAATCAAGGATTTTCAATAAATCAACTTGAATTGTTTTATGTTTCTATGTTTGCAGTATATCTATATAATAATTATGATAAGTACATATTTAAAGCTATATTTACAACACTATCTTTATATTATTTTTATATATTTGCGACAGACCCTATAATAACACATATGCCTTTATGGGCTACAATTTTAGAAAATATTATGGTGGTGTTAGTATTAATGTATCAATTTAATAAATTTAATCATTTTAAATCAGATGAATATAACCAAGACAATGTTATGCTTATATTTTTTAAGCCTAAAACATTTATAGATTTTGTTAAGTCATTTGCTTTTAGCCCTGTTGTAAGTATGGGTAGTATTTATAATGGTCATATCTACAGATTAAAGCATAATAAACCTAATATGTGTAAAGTTAGATGTTATCCTGATACTTTAAAAGATTATGTTTTAGTTGATACAGGAATTAAGCATAAAGAGGTAAAGGGCGTTGATAAAAAGCTTATGACTCAATCTGCTTATAATAGTAAGTTTTTATATACAAGGACTAACTGTGTAAGGTCACAGCAACCTATACTTGACAAACTACCTAAAAAGTGGCAAACTAAAGATGTATGGGATATATTCCCAATGATATATTTACACAGAAGATTAAAAGGGTAGGAAAATGCAAGGTAAAACAATTATAACAACAGTGGACAAGATAGCCATACCAACAGGTTTCACAGCTCCAGTATGGTTAGGTACGCTTAATGATATTGTTGCTTTATGTGTTGGTTTGGCTACTTTATTTTATTTCATATTTAAAGGTCTTGATGCTTATTATCAATGGAAGCATGATTGGCACGACAGAAAAAAAGATAAAGAAAAGTAAATAATATGGATTTAAATCAATTAGAAAAATATGCTATTGATTTAGTATTAAAAGAAATGTCAGAGTATAAAGACTATATTGATAGTTATAATGTAAGGCAACAAATGCTAGGTATTATTGCTCAAGAGAGTTTAGCAGGTAGATATATAAAACAGATAGGCAATGCCCCAGCTTGTGGTATTATTCAAATGGAGCCAACAACTGCTAGAGATATACAGCATAATTTTTTAAGATATAGGCCACAGCTTGACGGAATAGTAAATAGATTTTATAATAGCAAGATGAGCTTAGAGGAAAACCTTATTGGTAATCTACATTATCAAATGGCAATGCTAAGGGTTCATCTATTAAGATGTAAGGGTTCAATACCTAGTAGCCTAGAAGACCAAGCTAAGTATTGGAAAGATAACTATAATACACATCTAGGCAAAGGAACAATAGAAGAGTATATAAGAAATTATAATATATATGTTGTTCAAGATAAATAAAGAAAGTTAAAGATATGGAAAAATTAAAAAACTTCTGGGGTGTTATTACACAACCTACAGGTATAAAAATATTACTAGCAGTATTAGCAGCACTTGGTATTAATCCAGATATTGCAACATCAGTAGCAACACTTATTCCACTAGCAGATACAGCAGTACAAGCAATTGGTGGTTTAGTTGCAGGTGGCTTAGTAGTTAAAGAAGTTATTAAGGACGAAAACAAGAAGTAAGCTTGCATAAATTATAAATATATAGTATTATATAAATGTGTGGGTGGAACCACCTACCGTCTGCTCGCACACTGTAATAATTAAATAATCATTAATTTATAATATAACTGGTAGGTATTCAGGTAGAATAAAAAAACACCCAATAGATTAATACTCTAAAGGGTGTTTTTTTGTTACATCTTAGTAATTTTAGAAAGTTCATTTTCTAATTCTACTAATCTTTTTTCTTGAAGTTCAATAAGACCTTTAGAATATTTCAAAGCTTTCATGGTTTCAATAAGCTCAATTTTCTTTTTAATCTTAATTTCAACTTTATCAAGTTTTAATCTCATGTCATTTCTACTAATTCTAGTCATGCTAGCTCCTTAGTTCTTTTTGCTCCAATACCACAATCTCTTTTTGAATTTCGTACTTTTCTTTTGTCCATTTCTCAATCTTTTCATGGTATTTCCTTATGGTTCGCCAAGGGTTGGTATACCTTTGCTTTAAGTATTCAATATAGTTCTTAGAATTGCTTATATTTTCTTCTAAAAAAGCAACATCTTGTTTTAAGGTTAAAATTTCAATTGTCATAAGTTACCCTTATCAATTTTCCATTTATTAATTTTAGTTTCAATATTATTCATGCGAATATGCCAAGATACTTTCATGTTTTTATTTTCATACACTCTTTTGTGTAGTTTTAAATAAGCAGACCAGCTTGCAATAAGATTTGATAGTTCATCGTATTTATTAACCATGGTTAATCTCCTTTAGTGATTCTAAGTCTTGTATGACTTCTTTTATGATATCTATTTGTTTAAGAGCTATTAGTCGTCTTGTAACATTGTTACAGTCTGTTATCTCATCAAGTAGAAAATCTCGTTTAGCGTAGTATTTAGCGATTAAATCGTTCATATTAAGCCTCTTAAAAGGTAAGTAAGGTAAAGTGGTGGGAATGTGTCCCCATAATAAGGCTGGATTTAAAGCACCAGCAAGCTTTTAAAATCTAAAATAGAATAATTCAATATAAAATAGATTTGGGGTTTTAACAAAGCCTATTAAAGCCTTATCCGTGGTTATGTTTTCTAATAGTTTAAATACATAAGTATATTTTCTATTAAATGGTCTTTTAAATCTTTCACATATTATTATATTGTATTTCATAATACCAAATCATCCTTTAGTTTTTTCATTATCTATCGCCGTGTCTTGGCTCTTTATCTTCTTTATAGTCTTCCCATACTCCATGTAAATACAGTATTGCTACTAATATAAACGGTGTGAATAAACCTAGTAAGTAATTAATCATTTTTTATCTCCTTTCTTTATTGATATAAACTAGATGGTAAGAATAACAATATAAATAATGCTACATAAGCAAACATATTGCAAATATCAAACACATTACATCTATACATAAATAATGGATTCTTAGCACCTAGCTTATACATTAATGCAAAGTGGGTAACTAACCAACATACAAAATATACTTTAGATAACCCGTCTATAGCCTCTAAAAATGTTTTTATTACTTCAATCATTATTTTAATCTTTCTGTTGGTACTATTGATGGATATTTAGACCATTCTTCTTTTAACTCGTTCTTGTCTTCTTTATCTAGCCAAACGTTTGCGTTGGTTTTTAATATCATTTTCCACACTTGAAAGTATAAACTCATCATATTCAACCCCTCCCGTTGCTTTTAATTCTAATGTTCTTAAAATCTTGTTAAATTCTTTTCTTGAGTCTATTAATTCAGCAATATTTAAAACTCTTTCAGTAGTAACGAACCATTTACCATCGTAATAGCACGATAGGTCGCTTTCCTGTGCGTTTTTAAAGTATCCGTACCCATTAGCACATATTGCGAATAAAAGCTCTCTAGGCTCATGATTATAGATATACATCATATCATCTTTTTTTATACCTACACATCTTAAGTCTTGTAATATATTTTTAATCTCTTTATTCATTTATTTATTCCTTATCCATTTTATCTAATTCTAAGCAACTAAGCGAAAACTTAGCAAATTCAGATACACATCTTGTTACATTTATATGCTCTTTTTTATCAATAGTCATACTAAAACTATCTCCACCTTGAATGCTACATTGTGAAAAGTGATCTTTAATTCCGTAAACTTTAACATCCATATGCTCCATGTGAATATTAGGGTTTAGATTATATATTTTACATAGATTATTAAATTTTTTTGTCATGTAACCCATTTTTATTTCTCCATTAGTATTTTATTTACATTTAAAGCACATTTAGTAGCTTCTTCAAAAGTTTCAAACTTGCAATATCTATTATTAATCTTTACAGTTTTGTATTTCATATCTTTAATATTCCAGACTCTAACATGATATAGGTTATCACCCATTAAATCTATATATGGCATTGCTATCTCCTATTTATCATACTTATCATATGTTACATCATACTCTTCACAATCTTTTTCCCATTGTGTCATAGCCTCATCTTCATCTTTAATATCATTTTCTTCAATTGAAATCTTAGCACATGATTCACAGGCATCGTCGCCGAAGTAATCTTCTGTTTTAGCCGTCTTACCACACCATACACATTCTTTAATCTGTTTCACTTTACAATCTCCTGTTTAAGTTATATAATAATGATATAACTATTTTATAGTTAATACAAGAAAATAATTAGTTAATTTTGAATAATGTATAAAAAACAAGGAGTTACAAGATGAAAAAATATAATATAAAGCCAGTTCCAGCCCCTAGAATGACACAATCTGATAAATGGAAAAAGCGACCTTGTGTAACTAGGTACTTTAATTTTAGAGATGAAGTGAATGTGACTGATTTAACTGTAAATAAAGGTGGTACAGTTATTATATTTGATATTGCTATGTCTAAGTCATGGAATAAGAAGAAAAGAGCTGAAAAACTACATCAGCCACACGACCAAAAGCCAGATATAGATAATCTAAGCAAGGCTATATTAGATGCACTATTTATAGAAGATAAAGAAGTTTATAATATTATACCTTATAAGTTCTGGGCAGAAAAAGATGCAATATATATAGAGCATACTAAACCTAAGACAAGAGCTGAATTAATAAAAGCAGGCTATTAAACCTGCTTTATACTATTTTAATGGATGTGGTCTTTTTACTGTATATTTATGAAAACAACTAGGTTCAAAAGTTGTATCTTTATAATAGTTATCATTGAAAGGATTTGCTATTTTATTTTTAACTATTAAAGTATGAAGTTTAAATATTTCTTCTTCAATATAATGTCCTGTATAAGTTATATCAGTACTAATAGCCATCATTCTTTTTTGGGTAATCTCCCCAGTTGACCTTTCCGAAAGTTTTAATCTTTTATTATTTAGCTTTTTTATTTCTTTTAATGTTTTTACAATTAAATCTATTTGTTCATTATTCATTTACTAACTCCTTAACATAGGTCTAAAGAAAACATCTTTATATTTTGGCTGTAAAAAAGACTTATCAACGTTTTTTAAAAACTTATCTATGTTAACTTCAATATTAAAGTCGTTAGTATAATCAATTATTGCCATATTTTCTGAATCACGGCACACCACTGCTATTTTTTTGTCATCGCTTATATCATTATTGTCTTTTATAAATTCTATAAGCATATTTTTCAATTCTATGGTTTTATTCATCTTATTCTCCTTTTTTAAGTTATACCTTAGTATATTATAGTTAATAGCAGAAGTCAACACTTATTTATAAAAAAGACAGTCTAATTAAAGACTGCCCTAACTTTTAAGGAGATATAATCAAAGCCCCACCAAGGTGTATAAACATTAACCATCTAACATAAGAGTTAGAATGCGAGAATCTTAGAGTAAGTTCTCAGAGCATTCATATATCTTCTTATAGTATATGTTATTAAGTTCTATTTGTCAAGTACCTTTTATATAATAGCTTAGCAAATGCTATAGGGTCTTCGCCAAATATCCATTTGTAATGATTTAAAAACTGCTTTTCATTATTATGTATTTTATCGTGGCAACCATCTTTTTTGAAGTATCTTGAGCAAAGAGGTATTACTTCATCATCTCCTGCTTTTGTTCCTGTACCTGCATAACTTGAGCATCTTAGGTGGTGCATAACTACACCGTGTCTACTGCCACAAACCAAACAACATTTATCCCTAGCAGTATCTAAATACTTACGGTCTTTTATTTTCCCTTCTTTAAGATACATTATTTAAACACCTTTAATTTATTAAATACTCTTCTAATAATATAACTCCTAACTAGTGATATGATAGTAAAAACTATTGCTATTAATATACTATCGCCAGCTGTTACATCATAACCAAACATAGGCAATACAATAAAGTTTGATATTGTTGCTACTGTAAAGCCTATTGTTATATTCGTTAAACTTTCTAGTAAGCTGTCTAATTTACTCTGCATTTATTCTCTCCTTTGCTATATTAAAGTAGTCCTTATCAAGTTCAATTCCTATAAAATTCCTATTTAAATTCTTACAAGCCACACCTGTAGAGCCTGAACCCATTGTAAAGTCTAAAACTATCATACCCTCGTTTGTATAAGTATAAACTAAATCTTCCATTAGCTTAACTGGCTTTTGTGTAGGGTGTAAACCTTGATAGTCTTTTTTATATTCTAAAACATTACTTTTATATTTAGAACCTTGTGGTAGATTAAAAACTCGGTTAAAATCTCGGTCTATTTCTACTAATTTATCATAATTAATAAACCAATCTTCACAGTCTATATTGTATAACTCTATTAATTCCTTGTATGTTTTTTCTGTGCATAAGCCAAACTGCGTGCTATCGGTTATATAAAAATGACAAACTCCTTGATGCCCCATTTCTTGGAATACATCTTTTTTAGTTTTACCTATAAACTCTTTTATAGTTTCAGCATATTCTCTTAATGGGTGTAAACTATCAGTATCATGCTTTTTAAAAAATACATTAATATCTTCTGTGTATTTTACAGGGGCTTTTTTAGCAATTAAAGCATTAGCAAAATGGTCTTTTAACCAAGTTAAATCATAACTAAAAGGCAAATTACCGTGTGTATTGGTTCTTAAAAAACTAGTGTAAGGTTCTTGGCTAAATAATATTAAAGCACCGTTCATTCTTAAAAGTTTATTGCATTTATCTAGCATTTGTTCGTGTTCTATAGTATCGTCCCAGTCTGTTTTACCATTTTCCCAGCCATCTAAGCTAGCATTTTTTACTGTCCCATAAGGTGGGTCTGTGATAATAGCATCAACCTTTACACCTTTTTCTATTAACTCGTCCATTACCTTAAGGCAATCTCCATTGTATAAATCTATTTTACTCATTTTCTAAACCTTTCATTATTTATTATTACTTTCTAACCACATATCCCTTGCCTCATCTAGTTTTTTACTAGAAACTCCTAGCTCATCAACTAACCATAACAAGTCTTTCATTATAATTGTATACTCTTCTTTACTAGCACTTGATAAACTTCTTATAACCTTATCCATTATTAGCCTAGCAAACTCTTTTTTATCTATTTCATCTAAGCTATTATAGAATTTATTTATTTTAGGTCTAAATCTTTCAGATATTTCAGGAGCTTTTATTTCTATGAAACCATTTCTGTGTTTTATATCATCTCTAAATTCTTTATAAGTATCAAAAGAAACTTCCCCAGATTTCCAAAGTTCAGATATAACCATATGAGTAGCTTTTCTTTGTTGCTCACTTCTATAATCATCTTCTGAACCTATCCATAATACAAGCTTATCATCTTTTAGCTCTTTTATAGTATCTAGGTGCTTAGACTTAGCAAACTTATCTAAAAAGAATTGCTTAGTGCCTTTTTCTAGTATCTTAGTCATCTTCGTTATATTCCATTTTGCAATTTTCACAAACATAAGTGCTAACATCTGATATAGTCATATAATCTCCGCAACAGCAAGGATTACCACACATTTCGCAGTAATCACAAGATTCCTCTTCAATTTCTTGCTCGCAATCTATGCAAATTTCTTTCTCTTCCATCTTTACATCTCCTATAAGTTTGCATTCTCTTTAATTAAATCAAGCTCTTTTAAAAGCTCTACATTAACTTTAATCTTGTTTGCGTGTGTCTTATGTAGCTTTTGCATACAATCAACGCTATAGGTGCTTAAATCAAGTTCAGCTAGCATTTCGCATTGCTCTATTAGGTTACTAAATACTTGAGATTTCATTTTATCACGTCGTTTAATTAAATCATCATGATAAAAAGCCTCTTTAACTCCGTAACATGACTTGCATAGTCCTAGTATTGTAGTTGATTTGTTTTCTTTACATTCGAAACATAACATTTCACATCTCCCTTTAAGTTAAGCCCCTTTGAAGTGTGGGGCAAACACTCACAGTTTTAAAACTTGTTGGTTTTAATTAAAATATATGAGTTAAATCTTTAATCACACATCTTGATGTGGAAAAGCAAACATTATACATTTTTGCTATTTTATTTATAGAATAACCATCTTTATGTAATTTTCTCATTTCAATAACATCTTTCTTTGTAAGTTTTGTAGTGCTTTTCTTTTTTGAATTTTCTGATAATGTAATCCATTGGCAATTTTCAGGGCAATAATTTCCATCATTATTAATTCTATCAATAGATAAGCCGTCTTCCCATCCATTGTTCAAAGCCCATTCAGAAAAACCTTTTATATCAAGCCATTCATTACAAACCTTAATTCCTCTACCTCCATACCTATGATATTTAGGATGGTTAGGGTTTAAACATCTAGCTTTCATATTTTGCCAAATATTATAAAAACTAGGTCTTTTTTTATTATCACTTCTCACAGCATATCCAGTTTTATAATTTCCATTATTTACACCCTTAGTGCTACTATAATCTCTTTTCATATTTATATCTTTCATTTAAATTATAATAACACTATAGCATGGTTTAATTAATAATGCAATACCCTAAAAAGGTATATCGTCATCAAAGTCTGGCTCTTGTGATGCAACTTGATTGCTTGGCTTATTACCACCTTGTGCATTACCTAGCATAATCATTTTACCATTAAAACTATCAACTACAATCTCTGTTGTGTAACGTTCTACGCCGTCTTTATCAGTCCATTGTCTAGTTTGTAGCTTACCCTCAAAATAAACTTTATCGCCTTTTTTAACATAGTTTTCAATTACATCTGATAACTTACCAAAAGTAACTACTCTATGCCATTCTGTTTTATCTTGTTTAGTACCGTCTTTAGCTTTCCAGCTTTCAGTTGTTGCAATAGTTAAGTTAGCAATTTTACCATTAGAACCATCTCTAATATCAGGCTCTTTGCCAACATTACCAATAATTGTCACTTTATTTAATGAACTTGCCATTTTATATCTCCTTTTAATCTTTAAATTGTTCTTTAAAAGCTTTATAGCTTTCTTCTGATATTTTAATCTCTTTACCATCTAAAATAATAGTTTTAGTAATTTCTTTAAATGGATTAAACCCGAATACTTCCTCAAATACAACAGGGTCAAAGTTAGGTAATTCTTTTGTTAAATCTCTATCTTCTTGCGTTGTATTCTCCCAAGCATCTATATAAGCATGTTTTAATGATGAATAATGTTTTAAATAACCACCTGTTGTAACATAATCAGGATAAGACTGTTTCTCTCTATCTGTCATATTCTCCACACTAACCCACTCTGTTAAATTAACATATAACCAATTAGGCTTTTTAGCTTTATACCACGTAGCTCTTGTGCTAGGTTTATTAAAAATTAATATATCCTCTGGTGTTATTGAATTACAGTAACCAGTATTCCAGTCCCCAGTATTCCAGTCCCCAGTATTCCAGTCCCCAGTATTCCTGTTCCCAGTATTCCAGTCCCCAGTATTCCAGTCCCCAGTATTCCTGTTCCCAGTATTGTAGTAACCAGTATTGTAGTAACCAGTATTGTAGTAACCAGTATTGTAGTAACCAGTATTGTAGTAACCAGTATTGTAGTAACCAGTATTGTAGTCCCCAGTATTTTGTCTGTTATCTGTCATTTTATATCTCCTTTTAATTAATCATATATATACTATAACAACTTTTATTGTTAATAGCAAGACTTTTTTTAATTATTTTTAATTCTTCTTATTTTTCAGTAAGTTACAAGCATTCTATAAAGTTACTTTATACTTATCTAGCTTTGTTTTCTGCTTTTCTATTATATCGTTTTGCTTTCTTATATGCTCAACTAATAGGTATGGCTTGTTAGGGTCTAAGTCTAGGCTTTTAAGCATTCTTTTTATCTTGCCATTTTCACTTTGACATTGTTTGCAAGTATAACCTCTGTTATCTTTGCAACCGAACTGCTCATAAAAATCAATAGATGGTTTTAATTGCTTACATTTATTACAAGTCTTTTTCATTTTCTAACTCCATTTCTAATAGTTAAATTGTTTCTTGTATTTTATCAGCTTGCTTTAATAGCATATAATTACCATTCTTTAAAGATTTAGCCTCTATTAATAGTTTTTTATCTAATAAATATTCTATTGTTAATTCTATGTGGTTCATCAAAGTAAACCCTCCTTGCTTGCTATTGATCCAATAATCAAAGGACTAACTCCTTTTAACTCTGGATAGATATTAATAATATCTTGTAATGTGTTTTGAATATCAGTACCATTTTTAATTAACTTAATAAAGTTTCTTTCGTGCCTAATATACTCATTTGATTTAAACATGCCATCAAACTTTGATTTAATAGTAGCCTCAACACTTTCAACTTCTTTCTCATCAATTCTTGCATTAATAGTAACGCTGTTAATGTCAATAAATGTATTACTCATCGCATTAAACACCATAGGGAATGATAAAGCCTTACCACTTCTGTTTTTAGCTACTATGAATTCTGTTAAACCTTTATGCTCTAAAATAGTTTTTAAATTATCCTTATAATGCTTAGAGCCAATATCAGTACCTATTTGTTTTTCTGCATAATATTCTTGTCTTGATAAGAATATAACCATATCTGCATCTTGCTCAATGCTTGCACTATCTTTTAAGTCAGATAACATAGGAATTTTATTATCTCTTCTGCCAACTTCTCTACTTACTTGTGATAAAGCAACAACTGGAATGTTTAATTCTTTTGCTAAATTCTTCAAACCCATTGTAATATCTGCAATTTCAAGTCTTTTTTCTTTAGCACTAGACTTAGCTAAGCCAATATGGTCTACAATTAATAAACCCAAACCATATTTTCTATGTAGGTTTAAAGCTCTAGCTCTAATCTGATTAATATGCAAGCTTGGTGTGTCATCTGTTCTAATTTGCATTTTATTTACATAATATTCAGACTTTTTAATTCTTTCTAAATACTGCTCATTATCAAATTTACCTGTATTAATTAATTCTTGACTTACGCCACTTACAGCAGATACAAGCCTTGTTTTAACTTCTTTTTTAGGCATTTCTAATGAAAATATACCAATCTTAGCACCTTTGTCGTCGTTTAAGTAATTTTCTGCTACATTCTTAGCAATATTGATAGCCATTGCAGACTTACCCATTCCAGACGGTGCAGCTAACACATAAAGTCTACCACCTTGTAAACCACCTGTTAAGTCATCAAAAGTTGGAATACTTGTCTTAACACCTGTTATAGGGTCTTTACGATTAAAAGCCTCTAAACTATGTTCATAAATACTTTCTGTTGTTAAATCTTGAAAACCACTATTAGCTTTTGAAGTATCAACCAAATCTAGTAATTCACTAGCAAGCCCATTAATCGCCTCGTCAGTCATTTCTTTTTCTTCTGCTAGTGTTTGTATAGTAGAAGTGCTTAAATCGATACATTTACGTCTTTTATAGCTTTCTGATACAATATTACAGTAAGTTTTAATATTGATAACTCTTGACGTGTTCTCATTTAGTAGCTCTAGGAACTTTTTACCTCCAATTTCTTTAAACCAGTTGTTATTACCTAAATCTTCACTAACGCTAATAGGGTCTGCAACTTTATTTGAATTGATAAGCTTTTCTATTGTGCAGTAAATTAGTGCGTGTACTTGGTTATAAAATATATCTTGATTGATTAAATCTTGAATATGGTAGTAGTTATCGTTATTCATAAATAAACCACCTAAAATTGCTTGCTCTGCGTCTTCGTTGTAATTTTTAGATACTTGCATTTTGTTTCTCCCTAAGTTTTCTAGCTTTTAACTCTTCAAGCTTTTTAGCTCTTAGCTCTTCTTCTTCTTTAGAAATAGTATTTTGTTTAACTACTTTATTTTTTACTTCATAATCATCAATAATATTTAATTTTGATAGCGTTGTAAAGTAATCAAAGCCAGCTTTCCATTCTTTGCCGTCTTCGTACTTTCTACCTTTCTGAATATACTCGATATTGTTTACTGCCTTTTCAACTAGCTCTTTCCACTCTTCTAATGAATAATCTTTTAATACTTTTTTAAGCTTGTCTTTTTTAACTTGATTAAGTTTATTTATAGATTTTATGTTATGCCTAGATATTAAATTATTATACCATTCAAGAATATTATTATAATCTATATTATTCTTTTGTAATTTATTACTATTATTATCTTCTTTATTAAATATCTTATTTAGTTCTATATATATATCACTGCTTTTGTTAAGTTCTAACACTGCTTTTGTTAAGTTCTCCACACCGTTTATGTTAAGTTCTAATAACGCTTTTGTTAAGTTCTCCACACTGATATTGTTTAAACTAACACCGTTTTTGTTTAAACTAACACCGTTTATGTTAAGTTCTTTTTCTGTTATAGTAAGTAATCTAGTAAATTTGTTTTTACTATTATTTTTTATATATCCTAGATTTATAAGTTTATTTACAGATGCTGAAATTCTGTTTTTATGTCTGCCAAAAAGCTCTGCCATTGAATCATTAGACTCAAAGCATTCCATATTTTTATCACTAAAAAATTTAACCCTGTTGTATACCCATATATCAAGATTATATAATTTATCTGTTGTAGTTGATTTCTTTTGATTCATTTTTCTCACTCTTTCCTTGTTTTTCACTAGTTACTAAATCTTCTTTTAGAAAATGCATCTGTCTTTTAATTTCAGACTGTGCAAGCTCATGCAGATTAAACACAGAAAGTCTATCAAGTAGCTTTGCAATGTGTCTATTAGTTAATTTTGTTTGATTATCTTGTTTCATAATTCTCACTTTCTCCTTATTTTTTATAAGATACTTACTATTATACACACTTTTATATACTTGTCAATAGTAAAATATAAAAAAGCAACCTAAGTCTGGAATAAGGTCGCTTTACACATTTACAGTTATATATTAAAACATATCTTTTAGTTTGTCAAGCCAATTTGATGTTTTTGTTTTTAAAATATTAACTTTTTTAATATTCTTCATATCTGACATAAACATAACATCTTCAAAGCTATACTTGTCAACATCAATAGAGTATTTAATAAATCTATCTCCTGACATAGTTTTTAATGTTCTTCTGTTAAATTCAATATTATGACCAGACGGCAATTTAACCTTTTCTAGCTCGTGAATTTGCCTAGGTAGATAATCATAAAAGAATAACTCTCTTTCATCATTAAAAGTATAAGTTAAGCCGTTTCTAAAGTCCCAAGCAGTTAGTTCTTTTGGGTGCTGTAGAAATGTAATCATTGTTTTTTGCATTACTGTTAGTTTCATTTTATATCTCCTATTTATAGTCATATAGTATAGTGCAAAGTGTTTCAATCTCTCCAATAGTAAATTGCACTACTTTATCGTTTATTTCTATGTCAACCGTATCACTATGTTTATAAGCTTTAATTGACAACTCTCCTATAGTAATCTGTTTATGATTGCTACAGTCTACTACTACTGGTTCGTGTCTAGCTAAAAGCGTTTCAATTCTTTCAGCTATAGACTCCCCTAGTAATTCCTTTTCTTCTAACTGGTTAAACTCTTGCATTATTTAAAAGCCTTGTTTATAGTTTCTTTTTGCTCATCAGATAATAATAGTTTACCTAGCATAGTAGAAATAACATCATCAGCTGTCTTATTATTATCTTTACCCCATTTAATAAAGTCGTCTACTTTTTCATTAGTAGCCTTAGCTCCAATATTAGACTTAGGTTTACTTTTTTTAGGCTGCTCTCTATTATCCATAGTATCAGCATCTTTTGTATCATCAATACATAATAAACCATTTAAAGCATACTTACGAGCATAAGAACTTGCTGTACCTGTAATTTGTGAGTCATCTTGACCTTTTTTGGTTAAAGACTCCCTAGCCAGAGCTGTTGTTGATATTTGATTATTACCATCTGAAAGTGTAGCTGTAGCCTTGATATATACTCTATCTGCTAAAGATTCAAGAGAGTCAGAAATAGTTAAAAACAACCCTTCTTCTTTTAATAGTGGTTTAGCAGCCTCTAAAATATCCTCACAGCTCCTATAATTGTAGTTACCAAAATTATTTCTCTGACCCTTAGGGGCTTTAAGCTTACTTTGAACATTTATAAGTTTTTTTGTTATATTTTCCATAGTTTATTTCTTTCATTTTTTGCATCTTCTATTGAGTAAAATCTAAAAGTTTTACATTTAAATTTAAAACAATATTTTTTTTTAAGACCTTTTGTTTTATCTATATATATACCTTTTTCATTTGTATCTTTATTTATTTTTCCATGATTTCTAGTGTTTTCAAATCTACAAGTGTCCCTTAGGTTTTCAAATCTATTATCATCCCTAATTCTGTTTATATGGTCTATCTCATTATTGGGAAAATCTCCTGTTACAACAAGCCACACAACTCTATGATATTTAAACTGTTTACCTTTTATTTTTAAAATAATATACCCGTCTTTGTCCTTAGACCCTAAACTATTTTTTCTATCACTCCTCACAAGAGAGCCATTAATATATTTAAAATTATTTAATATGTAATTTTTATAATCAAAATTTTTCATTATTTATCCTCCTTGTTTACATTATATAATAGGTATGATAAAAGGTCAATAGGTATTTATATTTATTTTAAATTTGATTGTACATCTTGTAACTTCATCTTACATCTCCTCGTATATTTTTAATAGTTTTGCAAATTGTGTTTGCTTTTTCTTACTCATACCTCTTTGACCAGTTCTAACGTAATAAAACATTACATGGTCTTTATAACCTAGCGTTTTATATACATCTACAGGTTTAATTTTACCTGCTTGTTCTAGTTTAAAGTATCTGTTTAGTAGTTCTTTCATATTTTACCTTTCTATTTTATAATGAATATCAATTAACTGCTCTTGTACTGTAATAATTTCTTCATCTATCTTTTCAATCTTATATATTAAGAATGCACAAGCTAATAAGCCTATAAATTTAATACTGAATATATTACCACCGATTTTTAACATTGTTAGCTTAGTCATTTTGTTCTCCCTCTTCAAATATTACTATATCACCCCTTGCAATTTTAATAATATCATATTCATTAGTTTCCCCTGTGCTTATATTAGTTCCATCTTTGTAATAAAAATAACTAGAATAACCAGTAAAGCCATTTTCAACAACTGACACAACTCTATGATTGTAACCTTTTCTGAAAGTTACTAAGTCATTTCTTGATAATTTAGGTAATTTTTGCATTTTTTAATCTCCTTTATTAAGTTATGTATTAACTATAACAGTTATAAATAAGAGTGTCAATAGTCAATATTAATATTTTTATATTTATTTTAAAAAGTCTATATTTTACAACACTTTAGTTAAATAATTAAAAAAAGTCAGTCAATATACTTGCATTATTAACTATAAGATGCTAAGATATACATATAACTTAAAAGGAGATAGTAAAATGAAAGTATTTAACAAAGATTATCCACTAAGCATATACAAGCATAAAACATTTAGTAGATGGGTAATTGTGTTTGAGAACCAAAAGCAAGATGATATGTACTTTTGTTTTGAGTTTGAGGGTATAACAGACTACAAGCCTAAACATATACATCAAGGAGCTTTAAATAAAAGATACACTAAGCGTACATTTACTAATGTAAGGCACGATGTAAAAAGAAGACTGGCTTTTATATTACTACAAATGGGATATAATGAGCCACTAGACAACTTAAATAGGAGATAGAATAATGAATATAATTGAAAAAATGCAAAAAGATTTTAGAGATAATGTTAAAAATGCAGAAGAAAAAAGAGTTTATGAAATTCTAACACAGCTTGTTATAAGTGGAGATTTGATAAAATATACTAGCAATGCACCGATAACTGCAAAGGAAGATAATGGAATATTTGCGATGACACATAATTTCGATTTTACTTATATCCCATATCAAGGTAAAAGAGATATGGAGAATAAACTCGATAGAACTTGTGAGTTGTTAGCTTATATATGCGATAAATATAAAATTAATCATAGTGTAGAACGAGAAGAGATGGAGCAAGGCAATGACTAATATAGAGCAAATGAAAAAAGACTGTGAGGCTCATTGTAAGGAGTATGGGTATGCTGGCAGATTAGAATCTTATCATAGAAATTACTGTCTTTTAGTGGCTTTCGGTAATAAATATGAAAAACTAAGTAGTGAATTTAATTTATGGTTTAAAGAAGATAGTTTTGATATATCTATAGAAAATAAGGGTATAGACCATATTAGTTTAGATTTAGATGAGCCAAAGGAAACATATAAACTATTCACAGACTTCTACGAAAAACTAATGAAATGCGAAAGCGATTATATTTAAAGATTTAAAAACTATTGATTTTGTACAAGAGCATGATAACCCTAATATAAATGAATTTAAACATATCTACAAAGATTATACTATTAGAATTTACGGAGTTGATAAAATAGAAAGTGTTAGCTTTAATGGTGGTTATATCGACAGTCACGATTTAGAGCGTTTAACAAGATTAATTAACAAACAAATGGAGCAAGAAGATGAATAAACAAACAGCACAAGATTGGTTAAAAAAGGAACTTAAAGTACAAGGTTATTATGGTATAGGGTTATATTTAAAAATAGTTGGTAGTAACGGATATTTTAACATTAATAATATGTCAGCTAGTAGTGGTATGAAGTATGATATAACCCAAATTCAAGAAGAATACAAAAGAAGATTGGATAAAGACAATGACTAGACAAGAATGGTTAAAGCAAGAGTTATCTTATTTTAGATTTGATTTATTAGATACTAAAGATAATATTATAACTATTAGACAATTTGGCATTACTAGTGAAGAAATTGAATTTAATATGAACAGATTAACTATGACGGCTAACGGTGGGTTCTTTGATTTAGATATAGATGTATTTGAAAAAATAATTGAGCTTATAAAAAAATACAAAAACATGGAGGAATAGAGATGAGTAAAATAGATGATAAGAATGAAATATATTTTGAAAAGTGTAAGGGTAAAGTTGTACAATCAATAGATGGTTATGGTGGTGAATTAAATATTATATTTACTGATAATAGTAGATTAAATATAGAAATTGATAGTGAGTGGGACTGGGATAATCACGAAAGTCATTTCTTAGATGTAGTTTTAAGAGAAACAAACCTAATCAAACAAGCACAGGAGAAATAGAGATGAGTGAGATAACAGATATTGATGCAATAAAATATAAATGGTATTATCATTGCCAAAAACACGGGTATACGCCTATATTTCAAAGGGCTAATATGCAGTTATGCATAAAGACTTTAGAAGCTGATGGTGTAGATTATATTACAATAGAGTTTGAGTTTGTAAATTTAGAAACAAGCTATGCTATTAAAATTTTAAGTTCAGCAATAAAAAGTGAAAATGCTTTATTTAAAAATTTTTACAGCGACTTAATAAAACAAGCAGAGGAGAGTAGAAATGAGTAAGATAGAATGTTTATCTTGTGGTGGGCTAGGTGTTTGGTTAGATGAGTATAATATCCCTTCTCGTGAATGCCCACATTGCACAAATGGTGGTATGTCTAACAAACAATATGCTTTATATAAAAAATTATTAAAAAAACAAAAGAAATCTAAAAAAGAGATGGATAGAAAATATCCTATACCATTCTAAAAGGAGATGAAAAAACAATGCTAGAACTAATAACACAAGCCCCACAATGGCTACAAATTGTATTACTAGTATGTGCTTTAATAGGTGCAGTAGTTATTTATAGATTTAAATATATAGTAAGCTTAATTGCAATTGGTGCAGTTGGTGTATATATGAGTTTAAATAAAGGTAAAAAGTAATGGGAACTAATTATTATTATAAAGAAGATATAAACACTTGTAAGTGCTGTGGTAGACCAGAAGAAATAAAAGAAATACATATAGGAAAATCAAGTTGTGGTTGGAATTTTCTATTTGATTGTTATTTAAAAACATATAAAGAGTGGGTTGAATTTGTAAAAAAACACGACGGGCATTTATACGATGAATATGGTGAAAATATACCAGCTAGTGAATTTATAAATACTATATTTCAGATAAAAGGTAAAAGGTATACTGAATATGCTATAAGTGATGGTAATTATGATATATCAACAAACAGTAATTTTAGTTAAAAGAAAGGTAAAAAGTGATGAATAAGTATAAAAGAGTTTTTTCAATGTTTCATTTAACTAGACCTGTATTCTTGATAGATGTACAATTTTCAGATAGTGAGTTTAATTTTTCAACTAATTTAGAGTTGGCAAAAGATGTAGATAAAACAACAGAAGAAGAAAAGCAATATATTTTATCAAAAGGCTATGATATATTGAATGTAAGATTATAAGATTAGCAAAATAAATACAAATATGCTATAATATGGGAGTAAAGATATGAAAGAATTTAAAGTAGGCGATTTTATTAAATTTAAAGATAAAGCAGTTGGTATAGTTAGTCATATTAATAAAAAAGAAATTCAATTAGTAGACTACTATAATAAGAATGGTAAAAGATGTAATACTATTGCTATTAGAAAAAACGACAAGTCTTTAATTAAAATAGTTGTTACACAAAAACAAGTATTAGCTATGTATTCAGAAATGCAATCAAAAGCTAACTTTAATAGTAAGATGAAGTGGTTAGAACACTTAACAGGTGTTGATATTAGGTATAAACTATGGAATACAGTTATTATCGGTAAGTTTATTAAAAGATTATTAAAAGGATAAAGGAGTAGGTAGGATATGACAGGTAAAAGCAAAGTAACATTAACGCCAATGCAAAATAAATTTTGTGAAAATGTTGCATATCATGATATGACTTATAGTGATGCTTATAGGAATAGTTACAATACAGAAAACTATAAACCAGAGAGTGTTAATAGAAAAGCTAGTGAGCTAATGAGTAATGTCAACATATTGGCTAGAATAGATGAAATGAAAGCTGAAAAGAGAAAAGCACTACTAGAGGCTAGTGTTTACGACTATAAAGCTCATATGAAAGAGTTAGAAGATGTAAAGAAAAGAGCTATTGATATGTTAGAGAATAGCCCAACATCTATTAGCACAGCTTTAAAGGCAACAGAGTTAAAAGGTAAGGTATCAGAGTTATATAACTTTACTGAAAAGAAAGAGATAACAGGTGGCTTGGTAAACGCTAATGTAGAGCTAACCAAAGAAGATAAAGAAGAATTTAGCGATATTATATTAAGGGGTATCAATGGAAAATAAAATAAACATAGTTATTACAGATAATAACGGTAATAAAGAAACTCTATCAGGCATTGAAGTAAGAAAGACTAAAACAGAAAACACTACTTCAAAGAATACAACTGTAACAACTGAAAGGCACTTCATGCTAGATGATGGTTCAGGTTATAAAATGGTAATGAGTAAAACAACAGTATCAAAGGATTAAAAACATGAAGCTAGAAGATTTAAAAACAAAGCTAAAAGACAATAAGCACGAGCTAAGCAAGCTACAAGATATGCTAAAGACTGAAACACATTGTTATGAAAAGCTAGCACTAGAGCAGAATATAGCAACAGTAGAGAGAAACATAACAGTTTTAGACAGTATGATAGCAACAGTTACTAAAAGTGGTTATATCAAGCTAAGTGACGGCTCTAAGATAAAAGTTAAGTAATATATAAAGGATTGATTAATGAATTACGCGATGGGAATGATGCTTGGAAGTAGTATGAATAACAATTGCTGTGCAACAGCTGTATATTATGAACCATCTTTAATATCTAAAGTTTTTATGAGCTTAATTATATTTGGATGTGTTATTTCTTTATTAAGTGTCATGATTATGGTATATTTTATGATTACAGAAAAAGATGATAACATATCTATTAAATCTTTAATGTCAGGCATGGTTATTATGGTTTTAAGCTCGGTTATGTATGGTTTTTATGGGTTAATTAGTTTATTTATTTAATAAAGAAAGTTTTATAAATGTTTAATGAGTATACAATACCTCTTATGTTAATAGTATTTGGATTAGGCATGTTATGGAAATCACTTTAAAGGTATTTAATATATGTTATCATATTGACAAAGTTGTAAGCTTATATTATAATAGTATCTAGGCTTAGGTAAGCACCCAGTGGTTCAACTCCACCTATGTAGCGATGAATGCATAGTCAGAGGTTTCGGGGAGGGTTCAATTCCCTATACTTATAAGTAAAAATGTATATACAAAAGAATGTTCGCTTATAAGTAAATTTAGACACTTACGACGGTAGGTGTCTTTTTTATTATGTTTTTGTACTGTAAGAAGTTAACTAACTAACTGATAAATATATAATGTTAAATATTAGTTTATTTTAGTGTTGAATTGTGCTATTAACTATAATATAATAAGGTATAACTTAATAAAAGGAGAATATAAATGGGTAAAAAATTAACAAGTGTAGATATATGCCTAGAAACTCTTTTAAAAGATGTTAAATATAACAATGGGTTTTATATTAATAATAAATACATAGAAGTAAAAGATAATCTTCCAGATGGGGAGTATTTAACAATAGACAGGTTAGAATTTGATGAATTTATAGATATTGGTGATTGTGCTAGCTATAATGGGATAGCATGGACTGTTTGGGATATTTGTGAAGATTCAATAACTTTGTATAGAAAATTTAAACAGGTAAGGGGATAAAAGATGAAAGATAGGTTTAAATTTAGAGTTTGGGATAGGGGAAAAACACAATACTCAATATGTAATTATGTTATAGATGACGAGGGTCTTTTATGGCAAGTAGAGTCAGCTTATCGGGATGAACTTTGGAAGTCTGAATGTAAGGATTACATTATAGAGCAGTGTGTAGGTTTAAAAGATATTAAAGGTAAGCCTATTTATGATGGAGATATAGTGGAATATGAAGATGTTTATTATACTGTAGAGTGGCATCATAGAGGGGGATATAATGGTTATGAGGCGACAAATAAATATCACGGTTCTGTTTTATGGACTGAAATGCTATCATCAACAATGATTATAGGTAATATTCACGAAAATCCAGAATTATTAAAATAACCACTTGACAAGCACTTAAAAATGTATTATATTGTTAGTATGAATATAAAGACATTGAAGTAGGGAGCTTTGTTAGTTGTATTTATAAGAATAGCTCTTGACGCTCCTTACATTAATTTGTCGGGAGCTATTTTTTGTCTATATTCTAAGTTTAATTGTATAGTTTACTTTGTGAGGAGCAGTAAAACTAAGCAACCAGTTTGTGAGTTAGTATCTGGCATAAATAAAAACTAATGTATCTACTATTAATTCAAGACGCCGTAGTGTTGGTTGTTTTGGGTGTAAGCAACTGTAAACAGAATAAATTAGACAAGTTTCTTAGGTATGGCTAGCCTACTCATTGAGCAAATAGTTTCTGATAAATAGATTTTACTAAGCACCCGTTATATATAAAAACAAATTAATCTTTCTTCTTTGTGTTTTATCATCTACTGTATTATGGCTCTTGTCTTATACGGTGTCTTGCTTATTCTAAAGTATAGTGTTATAATAAACTATTAATAAATAATAGGTAGGTTATATGGAAAATAAAGCAGTAAAATTCGGACACTTTATCAAATCTATGCCGTTCGAGGTATGGATGCGTTACTTCTTTAAGATAGTAGAGGGCGTTGATTTTATTAGAGAGCCTTACCATGATAATATATTTGAAACATTTCAGCATATATACGAGCAGAACGATGAGTATAGGTATACTAATTTAAATTTAGCTCCTCGTGCAGGTAAAACGCTAGACTCTTACTATTTTATAGCTTATTGCATAGTAAACAACCCTAAGTGTGAATTTATATACACATCATTCTCTGTTGCAGTTTTAAGAGATGTAAACATAGGGTTAATGAAAATATTTGATAATCCTTTATTTAAAGAAATGTATCAATTAGATAGTTATTCAAAAGACATTGATGCTAATATCCCTAGTGATTGGCTTGAAGTATATCAAAGGCATTCAGAAGAGTATAAAAAAGATAAAAAGATTGCAAGTGCTAAGCTAATAACTATTGCAGATAGTAAAATACACTTACAGCCCGTAGGTTCAACAATTACAGGTCTAGGTTTTGGTGTGCGTAATTCTGAAAAGTTTTCAGGCATGCTTTTAATGGATGATATACAAAAAATTCAAGATATTAAAAACTCCGAACTATTAAGACAAAAAACTAATGATTATTTCTCTAGTGTTTTAGCTTCAAGAGCTAACAACCCTAAAGCACCTATGTTAAATGTACAGCAAAGAATATGTTTAGGGGACATGACAAGTCATTTAGAAGATGAGTACGACTTTAAAACTGTAAAAGCACCTTTATTTATTGATGGGGTTTGTCAGCTACCTAGTCAGTACGATGAAAAGCGTATAAAGCTAATTCAAAGGTCAGAGTTTGACTTTCAAGCACAGTATCAACAAGAGCCTATTGTAAGTGGTGGTAATGAATTTAAAGAAGAGTGGTTTGATTGGTCTTGGGATATTCCAGCATTAAACGAATTTCAATATATATACTTTGTTGGAGATACTGCTTTTTCAGATAAAAAGGTTAATGACTATAGTGTAGTTAGTACATACGGTATAAAAGCAGATAAGTTATATTTAATTGATGTTGCAAGAGAAAAGATAGAGAGTATTGATTTACCTAAAAAGATTGATGATATATGCTCTAAATATAAAGGCTACAAGCAAGATTATACTTGGATTGAGCCTAAGGCATCGGGTCAAACAATTATTCAAGCATTAAGAAAGTATTCAAACAATGTTAAGATTCCAAGTGAAGAGGATATTAAGGAGCATATGAAAAGGCTTGTTAATAAAACTGAACGAGCTAGGGATTGTATGGGTTGGATTGACAAAGACAGTAAAAATGTTATAATAAGTAATAAGATAAGTTGTTTAAAAGAAATTAAAAGCGAACTACTAAACTTCCCAGCTTCTGCAAACGATGACTTTGTAGATACTTTTATAGATGGGATAAACTTATTTGCAAAATATTATAAACATAAAAAAGTAGACTATGCTAAGGCATTAGATATTAGACGAGGAATGGGTTTTTAAATGTTAAAGAAATTTATAGATAAAAGAGTAATGGCTGTCGCTGATAGCTATTTTGGGCTTTCTGAAAGAGCCAATAGTGTAAGGAATAACTTTGACACTAAAAATGTAGTAAATGCAGACAATGTGTTTTTTGCTAGCAGTCGTAGAGTAAGCACACAGGAGATGGAGAACATCTACCTTGCTAATCCATTTGTAAACGAATGTATAACAAGAACTATAGAGGATATTTACAAGAATGACTTGAATGTTATTCTGCCTAAAGGTAAAGAAAACCAAACAGATGAGTTTTACAATTACTTTTGGGAACAACAACAAGAGAATTTAAAAAAGAATACATTTGATTTAATAGTTTATGGTGGTTCGTTAAATGCTAAGTATGACTTAACACAAAACCCTATGGAAGATTATGAGTATTCTAAAGATACAGAAATTGTATATATTCCTTACTCACAGTATCAAGGTACGCCAAACATGAAATTTGGTACTATTATTTCAGGTGCTAAGTATTGGAATATCGGAACACTAGGCTCAGTTGATAAGTCTTTTGCAGTAAACTTTACTAACTTACCAGTTCCATACTCAAAACAAGAGCAGTATAAATACCAAGGCATGGGTATTATTGAAAGTAAGCTAGTGTTAATTAAGCTTGCTATGGTTATTCTTGATAGTTTAGCTAACTGTACATTTAGAAACGGTGCTTTAGCTATTAAGGTTAAGGGTAATTTTGACACTATGCAATCAGCAGATAGAGATAAGCTAGTACAATTCTACTCTAACTTAAAGCTGATTAATGAGGGTTTAAACTCTACAGCTATGGTAAACATTGATACAAGCGAAGAAGTAACAACTATTGAGTTTGATTTATCTAAATATGATGATATTTTAAACACAGCAGTTCAGTTCTTATGTGGTTTGTTTGGTTATAGTGCTTCATCTATCCTAGGAGCTAGTCCTAAAGGCTTTAATGCGACAGGAGAGAGCGACAAGGCTATGAACGCTGAAAACATTAAACGCTATCAACATAGATTATATGCACCTATTAAAGAGATGATGAAAATAGAAGCTTTTAAATTCTTTGGCGAAGAAGTAGATGTTGATTTTGAATTTAACAACCCTATTATGATGAGTAGAGCAGAAGAAGCAGAAGTACAACAAATTGAAATAAGCAATGCTTTAAACTTACAAAATGTACAATCTTTAGAGTCTTTAGATTATCTATATCAAAGAGATGTTATTTCAGCAGAAGAGTACGAACGCAAAAAACAAGACATTAACGAGTTTAATGAGGATTTAGAGAATGACGGTTAAGGTAAACGCACCTAAACATCCTGATATGCTTGAAATTAAGCTGTATAAAATGCTTAATGCTTACAGAAAGGCTATATATAAAGTATTCAATGATAATATTGATTTAAAAGCCTTTTCTGATGCCGAAACAAAAGAAAGTCAAATAAGCGACTTTGATAAAAAGGTTGATAAAGTAATTAATAAGGCAGGTGGTATCTCGGCAGTATCACACAAGCAGATGTATAGTTATTATAACAAAGCTTTAGAGCTGTCAGTAAACCAAGCCAATTTTGCAGTTGATTTACAGCAATATTACTATGGCGATAAAACAATGCTTAAGTTCTTACAAGACAATACAACAGATTATATTACTAAGTATGGCGAAGATATATCACTTTGGCTAAAAGATGAAATAAGAACTAATTATTTGCAAGGTGGTTCATATACTAATCTAGTTAAGCAGATAAAAGAGAGAATACCAGTTGATACAAGAAAGGCTAAAACAATAGCTAGAAATGAAACAGGTACTTTTGTTGGTACAATGAATAAAAAGCGAGCTGATGATTTGGGTATAGAAGACGGCGAGTGGATTGCAGTTGGAGATAGTAGAACAAGACAAAGCCATAAAAAAGCAAACGGTAAACAATTTAAGATAGAGCAGGGATTAAAAATAGACGGAGAGTTTACACAACCAGCTTTACCAATAAATTGTAGGTGTAGCTTAAAGTGGGTTATTCCAGAGTAGTTTGACAAAGTTAAATAAAAAATATATAATTATTAAAGAAAGGTAAGAAACTAATGTATATTCAAGATAAAGCTGAAATTAATTTAGAAACAAAACAGGTTGTTTTAGCTCGTGATGGTATTTATCGCTATTTAGGTAGTGAGTTAGGTATCGCAGGAGATAACACTATTTATAATGTTAAAAGAACGACAGAGTCTGTTTTAAAGATTGCAGATGATATTAATAAACTTGGTGTGTTACCAATCACAATTGAGCACCCTAAAAGCTTTTTAGATTTAAAGAATGATAAGAGTTTTAAAAAAGGTGGTGTCGGTAATTGTTACACTAATGTCGTTGACGGCGTTAATGTGGTATGTGGACATATTGTTTCAATGAATGATGATGTTAGAGAGCTTTTAAATAAAGGTCGTGAAGTATCATTAGGTTCATTAGCTGAAATTACTAAAGTAGAAGATAAAGACTATGATTTTGAAATGAATGTTACAGGTGTTAATCATTTGGCGTTATTAGAAAACAAGGGTAGGTGTGGTAATATATGCTCAATAACAGATGGTTTAACAGAAAAAGAATATTTGATTGAGGAGCTTTTAAAAATGAAAGAAGAATCAAAAAAAGAATTTGCACTTTCTGATGTTGAAATGATTAACAGCAGAATGAGCAAGCTTGAGGATATGGTAAAGTCTATATCTGAAAAGCAAGAGGCGATGAAAGTTGCTGACGAAGAAGTAAAAGAAGAAGAGAAAGAAGCAGAAGAAAAGTCTGATGTTGAAGCTCAAGATTCTTTAAATGAACAATTAAAACAGGCTACAGCTGATGGTTTAGACAAAGGCAAGGACATTGCTATTGCTCACTATAAAACAGCTATGAAATTCGTTGATGCAGGTTTAATGGAAGCTAAAGAGCTACTTGATAACCTACCTTGTGAAATGGTTGACGCTAAATTAAAAGAAATGTTTGATTTAGATTCAGTTGAGGCAGAAGAAAGAAACGGATTAATCGCAGTTGCTTTAAAAACAAAGACACAATCTAAATTTAAAGATGCTTGGAACTTTGGTAAGGCAGTAGAAGAAAAGTCTGAAGAAAACAAAAACACATCTAAAAAACAATTTAGTATTTTTAGATAAATAGGAGAATAAGAAAATGGCATTATTTAACAGTGCAAACGTATTAGAAAAATTAAACGCAGGTGTTTATGCTCCATTAGCAGGAATCGCAAAGCCAATGGTAGAGCCTGTTACGGATATTGACCCAGCATTAGAAGCAGGTCAAGGTATCGCAGTAAGTGCTACAGGCGTTGCAACATTAGCAACAGACAATGCAACTCACGTTGTAGTAGGTTCAAACCTAGGTCTAATTAATGGTACATATAAAGTAATCGATGCTACAAACATTCCAGCAGTTGCTTTAGGTCAGGCATTAGTTGATGTTAAAGTTAAAGCAGGCGAAGTTCTAGTTAAAGGCGACGAAGTTGCATTTGCAGCAGGTTTACTTGTAAAAGCTACAGCAGAAACACAAAAATTTATTGTTGAAGATGTTGAGTCAATTGATTCAGTTATCACAGCAAGAATTAAATTTAAATAAAGGGTAGAATAAAATGAATTTAAATCAATCACAAAAGAACTTTATCGCTTCACTTTCAAAAGGTGTAAACAGAGCTATTATTGATTCAGGTTTAGAAGTTGCTAAAAGACCTCTAACATTTGAAGATATGGAAGTTGTATCTAAACTAGGTATTGAAGTTTCAGATGAAGACAGAACTATTACTGATAACATGCCGTATGTTGAGTATGAACTAGTTAAAGTTTCTCAAAGAATCTTTGAAAGACCTATTGCTAACCAACCATTTACAGAAGTTATTTCAGCAGATGGCGAAGGCTCAACAGACTCAGCAGTTGTTTACAAGTTTGTAGACTATAAAGGTGGCTTTACTCTAAACACAGATAAAGGTGCATCAAACTCAATCGTTTCTAACAGTCATGGTTCAGAGTCTTATACTAAGAGATACTTATCAGCTTACTTAGAAGATGTTTCATTATATGAAATCGCAGTTGCTTTAGCTAAAGGTTTAGACCTTAACTCAAGAATGCTAAGAGCTTTATATGTGGCATACGAAAAAACAATGAATAAAATCATTTTTGATGGTACAGACACAGCAAACGAAACAGTTGGTAAATTTGCACTAAACACAGTTGCAGGCGATACAGTAACATCAGCTACTGATACATGGCAAAACCTAGTGAATGCAGGTACATCAATCGGCATTTATAAAGACTTAGCTACTAAAATTGCATCAATGGAAGAAGCAGGCGAGTTAAACGACGGTGTATTTACTCCAGATACTTTAGTATTACCAGTTAAACAATTCGGTCTACTAAGACAACTTATGGATAACTCAGGTTACTTCAAAGGTTCAATTAGAGAATACCTAGAAACAATGCTTGGTCTTAAAATTGTATCATATGCAGGTCTAAAAGGTGCAGGTGCGGCAGGTGTTGACAGAGCTATCTTAATGAACTCATCAATGGAAAACGTATTCTATGGTTTACCAAACCCATTAGCAGTATACGAAGATCAAAAGTTTGATGTAAACAGTAAAAAATCTGTATTCCAAACAACTGGTTTAATTGTTGTTAACTCAGGTGCTATTTCAGCAATTGACAATATTTAATATTATATAAATTAAGAGTAGCTTATGCTACTCTTTTTTATTGACTGTATCATATATATGTGATAAATTAATTATAAGAACACATTTCGAGGATGTGATTTTAAATGAGTCTAGACCTCGAATCTAGGCTCTTTTTATATTCGAGGTATAAAAATGAAAAAAATAAATTTAAAAGATATTATAAATATAAAACACGGTAGATTAACCCCATTCAGAGAAGTTGAGGAGCATTTATCTCCATCTGGTGGTATTTCAAGAATGTTTTATTGTTTATGTGATTGTGGAAATTATAGAAATGTAGCTTTAAGTGATTTAAGAAGAAAAGGAATTAAAAGTTGTGGATGTTATAACAAAGAGCAGTTAAAAAAATCTGTAACATCTCATGGTTTATCTAATACTAGAATTTATAATATATATAAAAAAATAATTATCAGGTGTAATAAAGAAAATTCGAAATATTATAAAAACTATGGTCAGAGAGGCATTAAAGTTTGTAAAGAATGGTTATGCGACAAAGGTCTTCAAAATTTTTACAATTGGTCTATTAATAATGGATACAATGATAATCTTTCTATCGATAGGATAAATAACGATGACGGTTACAGCCCTGAAAATTGCAGATGGGCAACAAGAGTAGTTCAAAACTGCAACCAAAGAAAAAGAAAAGATAATAGTAGCTGGTATACTGGTATTGGATATGTAGAAAAAATAAATAAATACTCTAGTAGAATATCTGTAAATGGGAAAAGGATTGTCATAGGATATTTCAAAACCAAAAAAGAGGCTTTAGAGGCAAGAAATGATTATATTGTAAATAATAATCTTATCCATAAATTGCAAAAATATGTTAAGAATTAAATAATTATAGCAGTCTTTATGACTGTTATTTTTGTTGTGTTGATAATATTTTAATAAAGTGTTATAATGATATATTATATAAACAGGAGAATTAATATGAAATTTAAAGCGTTAAAAGACTTAGCTTTTCCTAAGTTCGATATTAAAGTAAAAAAAGGCGAGATGTTAGACTTAACAGATGAGCAGTTCACAGAAGTTAAAATATTTTATCAAATATTATTTAAAGAAGTTAAGGCAGAAGTTGTAGAAGAACCTAAGCCAAAGAAAAAGGCTAAGAAAGCAAAATAAAGGGTTAATAAATGGCAAATAATACAGATAACTATGTAAGGCTTAATTATTCAAGCACAAGATATTTAGATGATTTTATGTTTAATTCAGACTCTTTAAGTGCAAGCGAGCTAGCTACATTAATAGCAGACAAGAAAACAGAAGTTATAACTAATGCTAGTGATAATGAGCAAGTATATAAAATATGGTATAATTTATATAATTTTGTACCTGATTGGATACTATCTCAATTATACGATGAAATTGTAGCAATGCCTAAAAATGGAGCTATGAAGTGTTTTCTTGATAGTCCTGTGTTTGGTAGTTTAATGATGACTAAGTTATTAGTTGGCACATTAGAGGCTTACAATATCCAAGACTACAAAGAAGCTATATTAGCAGGCGATGATGTTATATTACAGCCTAAGGCTTTATCAAGAACAGCAGGTTCAAAATCAATTGGGGACATGTCTATTAGCTTTGAGAGTGAAAGACTTGGTATTGATATTTCTACACCGTTTGAGCAGTATTTATCTACTTTACCTAACGGCATTGAGATACTAGAGTTTTATAAAAACTGTTTACATAGTCAACCAAGAATGGGTATAGTATAATGGATAGAATGATAGACCAATTTGTTAATGATAGATTCTTTAATGATTTAGCTGATAAGGTGTATTTAATTAAAGTTGAAGTTGTTAATAACTTAGGTAAGCTTGAAAGGGCGTATACTAGAGATGGCGAGATAGTAAAAAAGGTTATTAGACCTTTAACAGCTATGCAAAGACAGCAATATTCAGTTGATGCAGATGTTATGTTAAACTTAACTAATAAGCTTGATTTTTACGGTTCTAATAATACAACTGATATTATAGAGTGGAAAAATAAGTATTATAAAGTTGTTGATGAGTATGATAGAGAAAATAACAACGGTTATGCTTATAGATACTTCTTGAAATACTTAAACAAGGATGAGCTTATAAATGGCGAACTATCGAACTAATGACCTAAAACAGCTTGGTAATGTTATGGCTAAAAAAATACAAGAAGACTTAGCGAAACTATCGCAAGTTGGGGATTTTACTATAGCTTATGGTGTACCTAAGGGACAGACAGAAGACGGACAGCAGATAGAAGAGATCGCAATAGCAAATAACTATGGTGTATTAAGTCAAAATATACCAGCTAGACCCTTTTTAAGCACTGTTAAGACCAACTACAGCCAAAGAATACATAAAGACATTAAAGGGTCTTTAAACAAGTCTAAGAGTTTAGCTATATCTAATGAGCAAGTTTCTAAACAAGATGTAATGCAGTTGTTAGAAGTTAATTTAGCATTACCATTAGAAAATTATACAAGAGATAATCTTTTAACTGGGGACTGGGTAGAGAATAAACAAGCAACCATTAAAAGAAAAGGTAGTTCTAAGCCATTAGTGGATAAAGGGCAGTTAAGTCAATCAATAAAAGGAATAGTAGTAGAAAAATGATAAATGATAACTTATTTAATAGTTTAGATGCTATTTTTGATAAATCACTAGTGAATATATTAGAAGCTAATCAAGCTTTTGTGTATGGTAATGATAAAAACCCACTAGAAACATCTAATAAGCCTTTAATAACATATTTAGAAACAGCTAAAAAGCCTATTCAAAGGGGGGATAAGTACCTAGAGGGCAACGAAATAGACGGTTACAAATATTTTTACAAGTCAAGATATTGGATTGATGTTATAATTAATTTTTATGGTAAAGATTCAGAGTTAAACGCAGAAAGACTGATAGAGGTTTTAAATAATAACGAAGATTATTTTATTCAAAATGATTTAGGGGTATTGGGTTATGAAGATATACAAAACTTAACATTTCTTGAGAATGCAGAATATAAAGACAGATTTGCTATTTCTATGAAAATAGACTATAATTTAACTAGAGAAAGTAATGAAACTGGATACTTAGTTAAACGAGGCGAATTAGAAGTAAACAGTAAACAATAGGAGAAAAAACAATGGAATCAATAAGAAAGACGATTCAAATTAATAATATCTCGCCAGAAGTTCTAACAAGAAAAACTTTTGGTAAGACAGTATTTATTATTGATGCAGTTCCTGTAGACGAAAATGATAGATTTACTAAGTATGGTTCATTATCAGAAGTTTCAGACGGAACAGGTAGTAATTCAGAAGCTACATTATTTGCAAAGTCATATTTTGTAAACGGTGCTTATGGTACTACACCACCTTTTATGTATGTATATAAAATAGATATTACAGCAGGTGGCGAAGATTTAGGCGAGAAAGTAGATGAGCTGTTAGTTAAAACAGACGATTTTTACTTTATTACATCAGATGAGAATTTTACAACAGCACAAAAACAAGTTATTTCTGAAAAAGTTGAAGCTTATGCTGATAACTGGTACATGGTAACACATGAAGAAACAAGTGCAGATGCTTATGATACGGGTGTAACAACAGATATTTCAAGTGTACTAGGTGCATTAAACTATGAGAAAACATTCTGTAACTACTCACAGCAACCAAGTGGTAATAATCAATATCTAACTGGTGCAGTTTGTGGCGAGATGTCGGGCGTTGAGTACACATCAACACAAGGTAAGTATCAACCAGCTAAAAAATCACTAAGTGGTATTCTAGTAAATGGCTTAACTGATAGTAACTTAACAAAGTTACAAGATAAGAATTATAACTACTATACAGCAACTACAACAATTGCAGATAATGACTGGTATGGTTTAAATTCAAGAAATGTTAATGGTAATTCATTTATTGACCAAATTGCTGTTGATTATATGAGTTATGAGCTAACTGTTTCATTAGCAGAGCTATTAAAGAATACATCAATCATTGGCTTTGACCAGCCAGGCTATGACTTAATTGATGATACTTTAAACAGAAAATGTTTACAGTTCTTAGCTGGAGATATTCTAGCAGAGGGTGGAGTAACATCAGATGGCGAATTATTCCCTAATGGCTTTAAAGTTATTATGCCTAATTTAGCAGATGCTACACCGACACAGAAAGTTAACGGAGATTTAACAGGTATTGTTATTGATATTCTACCTAAGTTCTCAGTAACTAAAATTACAATTACACTAAACGGGAGAATCTAAAAATGGCAAAGACAGCAGTTGATGTTAGCTTAGTTTTAACTTTACCAGTTACAGCTTCAACACAAGCAGAAACAATTCAGGTTACAAACTTCACAGTTGACGGTAGTGCAGTAAAGCATAACTTTGTAGATACTACAAGAGTTAATCAGAAGTACGGCACAGATGGTTCAAGCGAAACATTTAAAAACCCTAATAAAGCTAAATTTATTGAGTTTACGGTAGTTCCATTATCAGAAATTGATATAAAACTAAGTAAGTTTATTTTTGCAGATTCTGCGACTGGTATGGTTGTAAGTTTAAAAGATAGAAATATGGATTATGGCTTATTATCAGAAGATGGTTATTTCGACCAAACTCCTGACAATGATATTCAGGCAAACCCTGACTATAAAACATATAGAATCCTAGTTGGAACATATATTGAAACTTAATAAATAAAGGGTAGGAAAATGAGTTTATTAGTTAAAGAACAAGGAAATATGAAAATCAGCTACCAACTGCCATTAAAGTTTGATGAGCAGTTGGGAGTTGTATCTAAGGTGCAGACTTTAGTTAATGAGGATAGAGCATCGTTTAATATTGCTAAGGTTTGGCAGTTCATAAAAGATGATGTAGAAATTGAAATTGACGGTAAAGATGTATGGTTAAAAGGAACTGAAATTGAAGAGCACTCTAAAGGTAAAATGTTAGGCTACTCATTTACAGCGTGCCAGTTATTTATCGAGCAGTTTTTGGTTTTTATTCA